AAAGGCGTTCAGGACTAGCTTTGCTTGATCTACAGTAACAGTAGCCATTGTAGAAAGTTCCCTTTTTAACTATGAGTAATGGCTACGTCCTAAGGTTACTTCTTGGCGAACAGCTTCTGCGAGAATAGATCAAGATCGTCTGTGTCGTCAGGAATCTCTGCGACTGCAGCAGCGGAACCTTTGTTCCTATGTGCCGGAGGCGTAGGGGCTTTAGAAACCTTTGGTCGAGCCTTTTGTTTCTCCAGCTCGGCATCCGCAAACTTAGTCTCAAGCCTACCAAGAGCAAGCGTGGCCTTAGTCGGCCCACTGTTCACGATGGCTTTTGCTTCGTCTGGATGATTCGCTAGGTAGTACAAGACGTCAGGACCAAAATCCATACTCATAATCGTAGAGGTGAGATACTCGCCATAGGCTTCGTCCAATCCCTCGAATGAGTCAACAAGCTGCTGACCTTTTTCGTTGAAATCAGGGTAACGCTCCTGTGCGGGGACAAGCTTATCGTTCCACTGAGTCTCTATAGCTGTACGTGCAGCCTTAAGCGACTCTTCCTGCTCCTTCTTGGCCAGTTTAGCCTCAATCTCTTTTTCCTTCTCTGCGAACAGATGGGCTACGAGATCGGCCTGATACTGGGGATCGAACTCACCGAGTTCATACTTCGGTGAGCCGTCTTCCTTGACGGCGTCAGGGTTGGGACGATTATCTTTAACTACGTCTGTAGTAGGTTTTTCAGTCTTATCAGTCTTGGCTTCGAGCTTTACTTTCAGCGCCTCGAACTCTGATCGCAGCCTTGCGGCCTCACGTTCAGCTTCTTTACGGGCTGTAGTCAACTCATCGATGCGTTCCTGAAAACGATTCTTCTTAGGTTTCGGTGCGGGCTTGGAATCTTCTTCCTCCTCCTCTTCACCATCCTCCTCTTCGTCTTCGTCATCAGCGAGGGGATCACCCTCGGGAGTGTGAGTAGCTTCGGGGGCGTCGCTTTCCAACTCGTCATCCGTCTCGTCTGCTTCCGAGCTGGCCGGCTCTGGAGCTGCACTCTTCTGGCCAAAGAAGTCTGCGGCAAAAGCATCGAGATCGACTTCAGTCGGTTCGACGTTAGTGTTGTTTGTACTCATAATGTAAGGTTAGCGGTCCTTTAACCGTTGCTCTTCCTTGATTGCGACTGCTTCCCGCCACCGGAAGTGCTTGTGGAGGCGGGAGTCGATTTCATAGCGAGAGATTTCTCTGCCAGCGCGTGCTGTCTGGCGTTATCCTCTCGCTGATCTTGTCTTTTCTGTTCAAATTCTTCGCGACGGATGTCGTGCTCATCGAGGTCCTTAGAACCGTCGAGGATCATACGGATGGCTTCCATTTCCATGTTGTTGCCATCGACCTCGTGATCAGACAGAGCCCGGATACGCTGAGTCTCGGCGTTGTACATGTCAATCGCACGATCCTTATCAGCAGCTTCCTTCTCAACCTTCATCATCAGGTTCTCTTGCTGAAGCTTCTGAAGCTGTTCTTGCATCTGCTGGAACTGCTGGGGATCAACCATCCCTTGCTGACGTGCTTCTTCCATCTTCTCGGCGATCTTATCGGCACCGGGCCAGTCCTGGGCTCGAATGATCTCAGGTCCGGCCACTGTCATAAGCGCCGGGAAGACTTGGATAGCATCCATCATAGCCTGAGCGGCTTCGACACGACGAGTGGTGTACGAAGTACCTGTCGACAGAGCGACATCGAAAGCACCAACACTCATGTCTACGGCACGGGGGTCCATCGGATCGTTGATGCGGGCGAACTTCTGAGTCTCGTCCTCCCCTATCAGCCGGATGACTCTAGTACCGTCATAGATTTGAGGGATGAGTTGGTTAATGACATCCCCGGCCTCTAGGACCGCGTCATTGCCGTTATCATAGAACGTGAGTGAAGCGATATCCCCTTCACGCTGGCGAGCATTAATAGCTCTTCCAGACACTTCATTTGAACGGACTCCGAGCGAGGCGTCGTGGATACCAGTGACATCTTTCATGTCCTGACTATTAACCTGCGCCTCGTTCAAATAGGCGGCGTAAGGCTGAGGAGGCTCAACTCGTTCCGGCGGAGCAGTCGCATCGTCGTTATAGATGAGCAGCGGATCACGGGAGAGATGGGCCTTACGGAAGTCGTCTTCACGTCCTTCAAAGGCGCTCTCAGGCCCGATCCACTGGGCTTTGGGGGCGTAGCCAAGCTGTTCAGCATTAACCGATCGCCAGAAGTTCTTGAGCCTGACAGGGTCCTTCATGAACCGGACAAGGCCGTATCGAACCCTGCGACCACCAATGTTAACAGTACGACCGCTCATCCTGATGATAGGAAGGCGGTTCAACTGGTATTCGTAAGGTCCGTCCAGAATAGCGAAACCAGTGACAAGGTGCATCTGGGCGTAGGAACACCAAGACAGTCGTGTCTTTACAGGGTAACCATATTCTGCTACGAGTTCGTCCATGTTATCGCCGTCGATGGCGAATACTTTACCGTTCTCGAACAGGCCGTACAGACGCTGGCGCTCTATCAGCCTCCAGTATTCTGTGACACGGTAGGAGTTATCGTCCAACCAACCAGTCATCGAGAGGTTCTGGCGTGTGGCGTCGTCCTCCATCAAGGAATCTGGCGTGGCGTTAGGCCACTTACGCTTGAACTCCTTCTTCGGTATCCTGTCATCAACGAATACGCGCTTGGCGTCACGGCCTGTAATGTCTGTAGACATCCTGTCCCAGACAACAGCGAGACAGTCTTCAATAGGACGGATGAAGAGGTCCTGATCAAAGACACTGTCTCGGGCATATTCCACCGAGACGCGAAAAGCCCCGTCACCGCACTGGACAAGGCTCTCAAAAGCCCCGTCATAGACACGATGCGCACGGCTTTGCATCTCGATGGAGCGAATCAGGTCGCCTCGGATCGAGGCAATATCGACATCCTCGTCGTTCGAGGGCACAACCTTGATCGCTTTTCTTGATTCTCTCCAGTCTCCTACGAGCTGGGCAGTAAATTGCGGTATGCTGTTGATAACGAGGCAGGGGAGGCCTTTACGCTGCTCCAGAACAATGGGGTCCCACTGCTCACCGGCAGAGAACTTCTTGTCATCGAGGGCTTGCTCCCGGTTTACACGGTCGAACTCGACGTCGGCTTGGTACTCTTCCCGCATATCTTGCAAGAAGTCCTCGACAGAGTCGAAACCCTCAGGGACATAAGAAGGGTCTACAGTCCCGCTGATGTCGATAACATCGATCGGGGAGCCGTCTACTTTCTCCTCAGGCTTCTTTTGTGCTTCGTTCATCAATTATCCTGCCATCCAGCTTGTGTCACCGGCGGCAGAACCCGTCTCGGCGTATTTCGTTATCTTTTCGTTTGTACCGACTTTCTGACGGAGCCTACGACGTCCGGCAATCTTCTCGAAGATTTCAGTCAGGCCCCATACGAGAGCATCAACCCGATCAGGAGAGCCAGTAGATGAGTTACGAACATTGTCGATGGAGAAGAGACACATCTGGTCTTCAAGCTCATCAAACCTTCCGACGTGATGAACCCTACCTTGCTCGTAGAGGGCGGAGATAGGCTCGGCCCGGACAACCTTGCCACGAGTTGCGTGAACGAGCCGGACAGGTACTGACCTGTCAGCGGTCCGTATGACGGTTTCGACCATCTCTCCGCCATTGTTCTTCTCCGCTACGATTCTGTCGGCTTCCCATTTTCTGTACATCTGAACGGCTCTTCGACTCCATTCCTCAGGAGTCCCTCGGAGAGAAGCGTCTTCAAGGACATACCCTCTAGCATAGCCATCTTTATCTCTAGCAAGCCCAACAACGACGATTCCGTGTTCATCGGCGCGTTCTTCTGAGCTTGCCGCAGGGTCAACAGCAACGATAACTCGCTCAAGGTCATCCGGGGCGTGATTAAGTCTGCCACTATCGATGTCCTCCCGTCTCCACAGAGCGCCCGGAATATCTTCTAGGATTTCTCCTTCGAGTTCCTGACGACCTAGCCGGGTACCTCCGTACCTATCATAAAGTTGTTTGATTGTGTTCTTGGCTAGGTTGGCTTGATTGTCTAGCGTTGCACCTTTTGTGACTACGACGTCAGGGTCGTTGCAAAGCTTCTTGATCAGTGGAAGGGGTCGTGGAGTAGTGGTGACGAGGCTCTGGGGATGCCGCCCAAGGCGTAAGCCGAACTGGAGCTGATCCCATGCCTCTTGCATGTACTCGAACTTGGCAAGCTCGTCCACCCAAGCGAAGTGATGCTGCGGTCCGCGGAGCTGGTCAGGGGTCGTACCGTTATACGTGAACGCCCTAGAGCCGTTAGGCCATGTGAGGCATCGATTGGTAGGGGACCAGCAATCATCGTCGAGTGTCGGGTCTACCGACAGAAGACCTGAGTCGCCCTTGATCATGACGTCTCGGGCATCAGCAGCAGTCTCAGCCACTAGGGCTATACGGCAACCGGGGTACTTGTGGGCGAGGGAACGTATCCACTCCGAACCCATCCTTGTCTTGCCGAACCCGCGTCCGGCCATAACGACCCATGTGTTCCAGTCCCCTTCCGGAGGGAGCTGATTGGGGCGGGACCAGAAGTCCCAGTCGTACTTAAGACTTGCCAGAGCCTCCGGGCTTAGGGAAAGGTAGAACTCGTTCCGCTCCTCCTCGGTCAGCGATGCTAGCAATTCTGCTTTTGAAATCATCGATTTCTCGTTCAACGTGCTGCTCCTGAACTCGGATTGCGTCGCCGTCGGGGCCGCTAATCTCTTGCCGCTCTTTCCAGAGGGCGATAGATTTGCCTGCCAGCTCGATGGCTCGAAGGGTGTCGTTAGTCTTGATATCGGGATCGTTGATGATCGCCATCAGCTTGGTGAGGAGGAAGTCAGCCGAGAACTCCATTTTTTCTCTCCTAGTCTCGGTACGGGCGTCAAGCTCTCGTTTCACGAGGGGGTGTTGCAGGAGTTCGGTGCCGATGCGGTTAGGGTTCTTGGTCTTGTAACCAGCCCTTATGACCGCCTTGCTGGCGTTCCAATCGACTTGGTATTCCTCAACGAAACGTACTTGGAGAGCAGTGAGTTTAGACCCTTTGCCTTGGGTAGGTATCTCAGAGTCGTGCTTGAGGTAGGCCATTCTTTTAATCAATCTCCCTTGCTTCCTACTACTATTATACCACGTTTGGGTGTGAAAGTCAAGAACTTTCTTTCATTTTAAGAACATTTTCGGTCCGACACCGCGTTACGGTAGAGTTTGATGATAAGACAAGAAGAAAAGGTTATTGACAAGAAGAGAAATCTATGGTATAATATCTCTTATAAGATAATATATAATAGATTACTATACTAAGGTTTATACTTTAAAGGTATATATCTAAGAAGATAAATCTATTAAGGATTAATTAATTAAGGTTTATATCTTATAAGGGGAACCTTAAAGGTGTTCTATAGGGCGATCCTCCTGAGGGGCGACCGAAGGGAGCCCTCCTTTTCAATGTGCTCTATTTCCGATTTTAAGCTATGCTAGAGCAACGAAACGAGGTAGAGAGGTACCAGACACCCAAAAACTTGTAGAGGCGCTGTACGGGCTTCTACGGGGCAAATAGAGGGTATTGTGCTTTTATAGATATTTCCATTAGAAAAGGGCGAATTTTTTATATAATCCAAGAGGATGCCCGGTACCGCACATATACGCGCGCGGGTTCCTCACCCCCCCCCCTCCGATGGGTACAAAAAGGGAACGCCCACGCTCACACACCCCCATGATGGACATTCTCTTGTCATATCAATGGGTTAGCCCTACAATGTACCAGATAGGTTAGATAAGTACGACGAACCGTGCATAATCAGCGACGAATGGAGTTGACACTAGCTCCGATTGGTGTAAGATGGGGGCATCGGAAGCGAACTGGCCTTGGATTGGGCCACATTCTTCTGGGACGGAGTTATGGTAGATAGCACTAGGACAGAACCACACGACTTCATCGCGTTGTGTGTTAAGCCGGACCTTGTCCTCCGAGCTAGCTGGACCGCGTTATCGTGGAGTGAAGGCGAATAGTGCTATCTTCCCTAGCTCCGGCTAGAAACTTGACAAGTCTGTCCTTCGGGACTACCTTGTCTAAATCAACCTAGGGTAGCAATACCCGCTCGCAAGAGGAAAAGGTGTAATATCATGGGGTTAACCCGCAACGAACGGCGTAAGAGGGCTAAGGCTCGCAATGACGCCAAGCTAGTGAGGCTTTACCACGCCTCCGAAGCGGCCGAACGGGATAAGAAACGCCTTGTCGTGCTTGACAACATGTCAAATCCACGGGAAAGGAACTACTATCCTGAATCGTCTATGGCGTCCTTTGCCGGACGTTCGCACGGTGGCCATGAAATGTCGCATTCGCCCAACTATCACAGATGGGCGGCGCTACAACGATGGGCCTCCGGGAGAGGTTGACAGCCCTATGAATATCGCTTAGGTAGTGCGTAACTGCTAGGAACCGGACGGGATCAAGCCACCTGTCCGCGACCCGGAAGCCTCTGACACAGGCATCTGTTAAGGACCGAGGGCGCGTTGTGCCTTGGCCGGTCAAAGTCCATGAGATGCGTCGCGGCTCTTGTGTTCTCTGTTTGTTCCTCTTTAGGGGTGCCTTGTGCGCTCGCTCTAGGGGTTACAGAGAATAAGCAAGGGGTATAAGCCCGCTGGCCTAACCTATCAAAGGTGCATCATACACTGGCGTAGACAACCCCTTAGACGTGCGTTCCACGTCCTTTGCATGTAGTGGTGAGGGGAACGCTTATAACGCGTCTAATCTCCTATCCGTATTTCAAGTGGGTAGTGGCTCAGACAACACGGCCTTGTCCCCCCTTTGCCGTGTGCCACTATCCTCCTGAACAACGGACTATCGGAGACTTTATATGGTTTCAATCTACTCCCAAGCCGTCATTGCCGAGGCCCGCCGTTGTGGCATCACCGAACTGCAAGCTTACAGGAAGCTGCAAGCGAGGGAAGCAATCCTTCGCCTCGGAACCGCTAACACTCTTAGCAACAGGAGGAAGCCATTTCACACCTAAATGGCCGCCAGTCTGGGGGCTTTTCCTTACGTCAATCCTTGATAGATCAAGGCGTGACTACAGAGGAAGCCCTTAGAGGGCATCTGGCCCGTATCCAGCAACTAACGGCGTCTTGTCCTAGCTTGGATGTGACGCACTACCGAGTCTGTTCATCGACTCCAAACGACGTCAAGAAAGGAGAACTAATCAATTAGCCACGTCTTGTCTTTTCCTTTGGAAGTCGGGGGGCCGACTCTCTACCCCTCACACGAACCGGGAAAACGACATCATGACTCTCCATTTCACGCAAGAGCGACGACGGGCCAATCCCGCCATCCTCAACAAGATGAGTAGGATCATCAACAAACTTAGCTACGCCCGTGACGAATATGCGCAGGAGACCCTGCCAACCGCGCTTGTCGAGGCGTACATAAGGCAAGCTAAACACATTCTCCAAAGCCTTGAAAACGACTTGCACCTAAACAAGTAACTAGCTTGTTAGATGAAAGAGGCCGGTTCGTCCGACCTTTTTCACCTAGCCTTGTGGATTAAGCTAGGACGACTGGACGCCCCTCTTTACACATGACGTCTGGCCGTATCTCTAATATAAGGAGCATACCGACATGAGTATTACCGAGCAAGCCTCGGCCGCCAACGTCTCCAAGCTTGTGAAAGAAGCTGCAAAGGCGTATGGATCGGCCCATGAAAAGGTGCAAAACGCCGCTGTTGCCATCGTTCGTCATGCCGACGCCTTTGGCGATTGTTCGCAAGCCAAGGTCTTGGCCCGATCAGTCCCGGCACGGGAACGCAACAGCCTTATTGGCTGGTTCCTTTGCTTCTCGCCTATTGGCGTGGAGATGGGGAAGAGCGCTGCCGAGGACAAGTGCCGTTTCGTCACCGATCAGCGTCTTACGACGTTCCGCAAGAAGCTGGCGATGGAAGGGGCCGAGTCTTGGCCTAAGTTCCACATCGATGGTGCCGAGGCGAATCCTTGGTTCGAGGACCCGGCAAAGCTCAATCCTGAGCCGGTTCCGGTCAATACCCTTGCGTCCTTCTTCGACATTATCGAAAAGGCTGTCAAGCGGGAAATGGCCAATGCCGAGCGCGAGGATGAGCGCAACCGCTACGACACTGAAGTCCGCAAGGAAGTTGTCAAGGACGGCAAGATGTTGCTGGAACTGATCGGCAAGACCAAGGCATCCATCCTTGCTTCCAAGAAGGGATCGCGTTCGGCTCCTGAGCAGATCGCGGCCTAGTAGGCGAGAGTCCGTTGAGCCTTGACCGAAAGGTCTAAACTAAACGGCAAAACAGTCCTGAGCACACGACTTAAAAAGGCTCACCCTTTTGTTATCGAGTCAGTGCGATCCTTCCCTGAGTAAGCAAGGGAAGTTGTAAGTCCGGCTTACTAGGCAGTAATTCGCACTGGCGTGGTAACTTAAGGGAGTGCAACGTATGTCTGGCCCCGTCGCGTGGAGCAATAAAGAGTCAGTCATCGCCTATGCCATCCGTTTGGGCAACAATCTTACGGTGTTCAAGAGACCAGACGATATCAACTTCTTCATCACTCACACGGCCCGTACAGATAGGTACGAACCTGAGTGGGTTGTCTATCAAACATAGAGGAGTCCTCCTATGTGCTGTGCACCAATCGTTCCGAGTCCTGATGCGACGGTGGGCAAGTGCCCTGAGTGTGGTGCCGATGTCGATGCCTATGGTATCAGTACCGAGGCCGGGTGCTCTTACTCCCCGTCTTGCCCTGAGTGCGAGAATAGCCCTTGCGACGGCTCTTGTTAGGGCTAAAAGAAAAGAAAGGACTTGACAATGTCAAATGCCTTTACTTTCAATGACTTGACTCCGATAAATCGTGAAGTCGTCACAACCATGATAGAGGCGTTGAACGGTCGAAAGACCCTCTCAATCCACTATAAAGGATTGCCTCGCGTCATAGAAGTCCATGCCGTAGGTGTGACCACGGCGGGCAACGCTTGCATGAGAGTCTATCAGACGG